GACCGGCGGCGGTGTCCAGGTAGGGGTCCACGATCCGCGGCCGCGACCACTGCATCGGGTTCGGCGCGGCCTGCGGGGAAAGGCTGGCCATGAACGGCATCCCACCCCAGGCCAGGTCGATGATCGGGCCGACGATGGGGGTGGTGATCAGTCCGCCGAAGCCACCGGCCACCGGCACCGTTTCCTCCGCGGTGGTGCCCATGTGCTCCGCGGCGCGGGTCTGCAGCCGCCGCTGCACGCTGGCGTACCGGTCGGCGGCCCCCCGGTCGTTCTGGTGCAGGCAGTCCCAGAGCAGTTCACCGGCGGTCCGGTACTGGGCCCCGCCCGGGGGCAGCACCGCCTGCCCGTTGATCGCCGCGATGCGTTCCTGGGTCTGCAGGTCCAGCGCCAGGTCCTGGGTGGACACCGCCAGCTGCCGGTCGATCGCCGCGATGCGTTCCCGCTGCCCCTGGGTCACCGCCAGTTCGTCATCGGTCAGGTCCCGGGGGGCCGGGTTGCCCTGTTCGTCGCGGTGCTCCGCGGCGTTGCTCTGCAGTCCTTCGATGCGCTGCACCAGGTCCTGGCGTTCCCGGATCAGCCGCTGCTGGAAGGGGTTCATGGTGTGGGTCGGCATGGGCACGGGGGTCTACCTCCGCGGAATGGGGTGGATTCCGCGGGGTGCTGCCACGTTCGGGGTGCCGCCAGGTGCGGGGTGCCGATTGTCGGACAGGGTGCCGCCGGGGTGCTACTGCAGCGGCACGCTACTCCGTGTCACCGGCGCTGTCAGCCGGGTGCAGCAGGGTGTCCCGGGCCAGGTCCAGCATCCCCAGCTGGGTCAGGATCGGAAGCTGCTGGGGGTCTTCGGGTTCCACGTCCACGCTGACGATCGGCTGCCCGTCGTCGGTCAGCCAGTAGCGGACCGTGATCCGGCCCAGGTCCATGCTCACGCCAGCATCCGGTCCAGTTCCGCCTGCCGGGCCCGGGCGTCGGCCAGGAAGGTGGCCAGCGCGGTGGTTTCCTGATGCCGCAGCTGGGCCCGAATCTCCTCCGGGGTGCCGCCCGGTTCCCGGATGCTGCCGACCCGGGCCCCCACGTAGGCCGGTTCCGGGACCGCCGCCACGTGCAGCAGGGCCGCCTTCCGCCGCTCCACCAGGGAACCCGGTTGCTCCGACCCCTGCCGGGGCACCACGGACACGAAGCCGATGCTGAATCCGCCGTGGCTGCTGGTCAGCACGTCCCGGGAATGCTCCGCGGTGCTGGCGTCCAGCCGGAACACCCCGTGCAGCCCTTCGGCGCGGTCTTCGAAGGCCAGCCCGTAACCCATCCGGTTCGGCATGTCGTCGGAATGCCCGTACACCAGCGACACCCGGAACGGCACCCGGGCCGCGTCCCGGAAGCATCCGCGGCGGAACACTTCCCGGTAGGCCACCACCCGGTCCCCCTGCCGTTCCATGATCGGGGTCGGCGCGTCGAACGGCACCACGATCCCTTCCACGGTCAGGGCCCCGTCGGCCGCTTCCCGGACCTGCAGCCCGTCCAGCTGGGTGAACGCGCGGATGTGTTCAGATTGTCGGGGCATCGGTGGCCACATCCTTCGGGGTCAACAGGGGCACGTCACTGATCGGGATTCGTTCGATCAGCCGGACTTCCGCCGGGGTCATGGCCCCGATGGTCACCATGGTCTGGAAGTAGTTCGCCCGTTCCACCGGGCCCGGGGCGATGTACGCCTCTGCGTTCAGGTTCACCTGGGTGCCGCGCGGCAGGGCCCAGTTCGACAGTTCCGCGAACACCTCCCGGGCCCCTGGCTTAAGCCCGGTCCGCCAGTGCCGGTCATGCAGCATCGAAACGTTCTGGTACGTCAGGGAACCGGTGTCGGACGACAGGCTGACCAGTTCCGGCGGCACCCCCATCAGCACCGCCAACCGGGCCTCCGCGTACTTCTGCTGATCCGACAGGGCCATGTCACGCGGGGTCACGTTCAGGGCCTGCAGCGTCATGTCGTTGTCGATGATCGCGGGGGCCCCCATCCGGGACCGCGCCGATTCGATCCACTGCTGTTTCAGGTTGTCCGCCTGGGCCTTCGTCAGCCGGTACTTATGCTGCAGCACCGCCCACGGAATGCCGCCGTTCTGCGCCAGGTCCGCCCCGTACCGCATCAGCGCGCGGGCCGCCAGCACCCGGTGCCCGGCCACTTCCAGCGGCCCGTGCCCGTGCACATCCCCCGGCCACGACATGTAGCGGATATGCAGCATGTCCCGCTGGTCCGGCAGGTCCTGCCCGGCGATGGCGTACCGGCGGACCCCGTCCACCAGGTCCACGTTCACGAACATCGGGTTCACCATCAGGAACGTCCGGGGCTGCCCCGAATCCGCGAACCGGCTGGTACAGACGATGAACGCTTCCCCGACCACCTGCCGGGCCCACCAGACCTGTTTCCAGAACTCTGTCCAGGTGCCGTAGACCTCCGGCTGCGGGCTGCCCGTCAGCCACGTCGGCGGGTCGATCAGCTGCGGGCCGCGGGTCACGTAGGCGGGCATGTCCCCGGTCACCCGGGCGTTCAGGTCGGCGCAGGCCCAGACGATGTCCAGGTCGGCCCCGCTGGTGGCGGCCCCCCAGCCGCCCAGGCTGGACGTGTTCGGGGTGGCCCACTCCGAAGGCCACCCGGCCCAGGCGGACGCCTGCAGCGGCGGCTGGTCGGCCAGGTACATCACTTCGGTGGCACCCGCGCCACCGCTGGCCCCGCCCTGCGCCGATGGATCCCCCGACCGGGGCACGTTCGGCCCCGTGGAACCCACCGGATCATTCGGATTCGGCGCCATGTCGGACCGCGGCGGCACGTTCAGCGGGTCCGGGGGGCCCAGCGACCGGGTGTGTGTGTGGGCCATGACCACGAAGCGTATCCGCGTGGACCGCGCACCGTACACCCCTGGGGTTAGCCAACGGGACCGGCCCACCGCAGATGACCGGCCCCGGGCCGACCAGCGCCGGGGTGCGCGCGCTGCACCTGATCCGGTCGGGGTCGGTTCGGAAGGCTACCCCCCGTCAGTGCACGCTGGGGGCGGTGCGCCGCTGCCGTTCCACCGCGCCGACCGCCATGGCCGCCGCCCGCACCAGGTGGCACCGCTGCTGGCTGACGATCCGCAGCCCGCCGGACCGGTCCGTGGCCACCCGGCACGCATCCACCTGCTGCTGCAGCGCGGCCGCCCCCTCCCACGTCAGGCCCCGCCGGTTCACCACCTGCCGCAGCAGCGCCAGCGCCGCCTTCGTGCCGGACCCGCCCTGGTCGGCCACGTCCACCGGGATGCCGCAGTCGTCCACCTGCCGGTCATGGGACACGTTGCGGCCCACCACCAGGCTGCTGTCCGGGTGGCTGGCCGCATTGCCCAGCACCCAGTCCCAGGCCAGCTGCCGGTCCGCCAGTTCGTACGCCTCCACCACGATGGCGTCCGCCGCCGTCCGGCCCGCCGCCACCACCGCCGTCGACAGGCCCGCCCAGTCGTCCATGGCGAACGTGATTGCCCCGACAATCTCCGTGCCCGCCGCCCGCAGGTCCGCCCACGTCCCCGGATCCACCAGCACTTCGTCCCCATGGGCCAGGTCCGCCGCCGCCCGGTCCGGCCACTGATTCAGCCACTGGCAGCGGAAGCTGGCCATCGGATCCAGTTCCGTCAGGCCCCGGCTGCTGCGGCCGCGGGCCGCCCGCGCGTACTTCGCGGCCACCAGGTCTTCCCGCTGCGCCGACCAGTGCGGGGACGCCATCCGCCACCCGGCCCGGTCCCCCGGGTCCAGCCACGGCGGGGCCGACCATTCAATGATCAGCGCGGCGGACCCGCCCAGCGCGTCCAGGCGGCGGTCCACGAACAGGGCCGTGGCCTCCGGGTCCGCCGTCGACAACAGGGCCAGCTGCGGCATCATCCGTTCCACCTGGGTCGGTTCCACCCCGTTTTCGATCACCTGCGGCAGGATCTGCCACGCTTCGTCCACCAGCACCAGGCCCGCCGACTGCCCGTAGGCGTTCTTCGGCGCCACCACCAGCCATTCCGAACCGTCGCTGATCCGGCACCCGGTCCGCGCGTTCGATTCCCACACCCGGGCCCCGTTGATCCGGGCCCAGGCCAGGGCCGGGCGGGCCACGCTGGCCGCGTTCGTCAGCGTGTTGGCCACGTGCAGCACCAGCTGCGCT